GCCGAGCTCGGGTGCATGGACGCGGGCGGCCCGCTGACGGTCGGCTTTACCGCCACCGCGGGCCGCAGCGACAAGGTCGGGCTCCGCGCGGCGTGGTCCGAGATCACCTACCAGCGCGGCATCGTCCAGATGATCGCCGAGGGCTACCTGTGCGATGTCCGGGCCGTCCAGATCGGAACGGACTTCGACCTCGGCAACGTCCAGGTCCGCGCGGGCGACTACACGGATTCCTCGATCGGCGCCGAGCTGGAGCGCTCCGACGCGCTGAACGCCGCGGCGAAGGCGTACGCCGAGTACGCGAAGGGCCGCCTCGGGGTCGCGTTCACGCCGACGATCGCCACCGCGCACGCCCTCGCGGAGAAGCTGAGGGCCACGGGAATCCCGGCCGAAGCGGTCGACGGGACGATGCACACCGACGACCGCCGCGGCGTCCTGGCCCGGCTGCACCGCGGGGAGACGCGGGTGGTCACGAACTGCGCCGTGCTCACCGAGGGCTGGGACGAGCCGGCCGTGTCGTGCGCGCTGATGCTGCGGCCGACCAAATCAGCGCCGCTGTTCGTCCAGATGGCCGGCCGGGTACTGCGCCCGTTCGTCGGCAAGCTCAACGGCCAGCCGTACGCCAAGGATGACGCGCTGATCCTCGACGTGACCGGCGCGTCCGATCTCGGGCTCGCGACGATCGCGAACCTGGCCGGCCTGCCTCCCGGCTCGGTCAAGAAGGGGCAGTCCCTGCTCGACGCGGCCGAGGAGCAGGCCGGCACCGAGAGGCAGAAGATCGCCGTCGCCGCGGCCCGGACCAGGCACGTCGACCTCCTGCGTCGCAGCGACCTGCGCTGGCTGGAGGCCGAAGGGTCGTGGGTGCTCCCTGCGGGCGCCGATCAGACGATGATCCTGGTCCCGGTTCCGGGTGACGGCCTGGACGACTCCTGGAATGTGTACCGCTGCGCGAAGGGCCGCCTGCCGCTGCTGGAATCCGGTAAGCCGCTCACCCTGGACTGGGCCCGCGGCGTCGGCGAGGAAGTCGCCCGAGCGAATGGCGGGGTCCTGTCGCAGGCCAAGGCCGCATGGCGGGACAGGCCGCCGACCCCGGCGCAGACCGGCGCCCTGGAGCGCATGGGCTACGCGGACAAGCTCGCGGGCCTGACCCGCGGCGGCGCGGCCGACCTGATGACCGCGCATTACGCGGCGAAAGACATCCGCAAGCTACGGAAGGCGCCGCGATGAGCGACGACGACTTCGCTGACATGCCCCGCGACATCGAGGCCGAGCAGGCCGCGCTCGGCTCGATGATCCTTTCTCCGGCCGCTCTCGCGGAATGCCTGGAGATTCTCGGCCCGGACGACATGGTCCGCCCGGCGCATAAGGAAATCCTCGCGGCCATCACCGCCCTGGCCGCCCGCGGCGTGGACGCCGACGCGATCACGCTCAAGGCCGAGCTCGAACGGCGGGGGACGATCGGCAAGGTCGGCCGCGCGGACTACCTGCACACCCTGATCGCCGCCGTGCCGTCCCCGGCGATGGCCGCGCATTACGCCGGGCGGGTCCGCGAGTGCGCGGTCCGGTGGCGGATCGCCGAGGCCAGCGAGCGCATCAAGCAGGCCGCGCTCGCCGGGTCCGCCGACCTGGCCGAGCGGATCGACCGGGTGTACCGGATCATCGACGAGGCCGCGGGGATCGCCGCACCGCAGGGCGCCCTCAGCCTCGCGGACCTGATCGGCCCGTTCCTCACCAGGCTGGAGAAGGGCCCGGAGGAAGTCCGGGCCGTCAGGTCCGGATGGTCAGACCTCGACAATCTCGTACCCGGCTTCCGTCCCGGCGAGATGGTCACCGTGGGCGGCCGGCCGTCGATGGGCAAGTCGGTGGTGATGCTGAACATCGCCGTCCGCGCTGGCGTCACGTTCGGCCGCCCGGTCCTGGTGTGCACCATGGAAATGTCCGCAGACGAGTGCATCGAGCGCATCCTGGCCTTCCAGGCCACCGTCGACCTGCGGAAGATCCGTGCCCGGCTGCTGGACGAGCCCGACTGGGACCGCATCGCCGCGGTGCACCCGCACCTGACTGCCGCGGGGAACCTGATGATCGATGACAACCCGTACATGAGCGTGCAGTCCATCCGCTCCAACCTGCGGGCGATGGCCAGGGCCGGTCACCCGGCCGAGCTTGTCGTCGTTGACTACCTCGGGCTGATGGGCAAGCAGAAGGGGAAGGCCGAGAGCCGCGAGCGGGAGGTGTCGGAGTTCTCCCGGGGGATCAAGCTGCTGGCCAAGGAGTTCAAGGTGCCGGTCATCGTCGGCAGTCAGCTCAACCGCGGACCCGAGATGCGCTCGGATCACCGTCCGCTGCCCGCGGACCTGCGCGACTCGGGCTCGGTTGAACAAGACTCGGACATCGTGATCCTGCTGTACCGCGAGGACGTGTACGAGCAGGAGACCGCCCGGGCCGGCGAAATCGACTTGATCGTCGCGAAAAACAGGCAGGGGGCGCTCGGCACGGCAACGCTCGCGTTCCGCGGCCACTTCGCCATGTGCGGCGAGATGTACAACCCCGAGCAGGACGAGCAGCAGGGCCGGGGGCAGGTCGCATGACATCGGGTGCATGCTTCTGCGGCTCGGCGGACGTCCGCCTGTATGCCGTTGGCTACCGCTGCGGCAACCACACTCCCGCGAAGCTGGCGGGGAGCCCCCGAGCCGGACTCGCAACGCTACTGCGCCCCGCTCCGCTGCTATTGCGGCCGGTGCCCATCGTGGACGCCGGACACCGCGTACGCGATCGGGGAGACGGTTGTGGATATCCGCCACGTCGCGTCCGGCAAGCGCCGTTCGGGCCTGACGGAGTACCGCAACGCTCAGGCGAACACCCGCAAGCCGGGTGCCGCGTGATCCCCGCAACCCGCGTCTACACCGACCCCGGAGACCGGTTTACGGGCCGCTACGACCCCCCTCGCCGCTGCGTCGTCCTAACCCAGTGGGGACCGCGCCGACACCGTGAGCCTTCCGTCTGCACCTGGCTCAGGCCGCCGAGGTCAGCGTCCGGACCCCGGAATGTCCATGTCCGCTACGACGACGGCAGCGAGACCGTGATCCCTTTCCCGCGGCGACTGCGCCGCACCGCGTGACCACCACCCACCAAGGAGACCGACCATGGCAATAGACCGCAAATACGGGCGCGTGACGCTGGAGCACGGCGCTCACATCCCCGACGACGAGCCCGTCGTGGTGTTCCGCGCAAGGGACAAGCTGCTGCCCAAGGTGCTCGCCTACTACCGGCTGTTCTGCTGGAAGGCGGGCAGCCCGCGACGGCACCTGGAGCTGATTGACGGCTCGATGGAGGCCGTGGAGCTGGAGCTGATTGACGGCTCGATGGAGGCCGTGGAGCGCTACCAGCAGGAGCATGCACCGGTCACGCCGACGAGCGAGACGAGCCGCGCGTGGATGGACGACGGGGGTGCGGCCTGATGAGCACCACTGAAGAGACGCAGGTCGGCGTACTGCGGGTGTTCACGACCACCTACGAGGTAGGTCTCTTCGCGCCGGACGATGAGGCTGGACTTCATTTCAACCTCAAAGTCGAGTACCGCGGCGACGATAAGTGGGCTGTGCTCCGCGGTACGGACGGCCTATGGGACTGGGAATCTAACCCGTCGAGCCGCACCGATGAGTGGCTTGCGACGCACCACTTCGACCTGGACGCGGCCTTGGATCTCGCTCGGCAGCACGCGCCGCAGGTGAAGGTCAACGGCAGGACCGCAGCCGAGGCGGCAGCGCGCCGGGCGAAGCCAGAGCCCGCGGCCGACGACGGCCCGTGCTGTACCGGTTGCGGCCCGGACTGCCCTTGCGGAAGTCCTCACGGGGACCAGTCATGACCGGCGTCATCGAATCCGCCGAGCCGCTTGTCGTTGAGGCTGATTCCGGCATTCTCAGCGGCACGTCGGAAGCCGTGTTCAGCGTGGACCGAGCCCGCCGTTACCTCCTGGTCCGCCTCTGGGAGAGCGCCCCGCCGATGACGTGGATCATGCTCAACCCGAGCACGGCCGACGCCTTCGCTGACGATCCGACCATCAAGCGGTGCAAGGCGTTCGCCCGGCGTGAGGGCTGCGGCGGGATCAACGTGGTCAACCTGTTCGCCCACCGCTCGCCT